CATACACGGTCGATGGTCACTTGACGAAACAGCAGCTAAGATATTTCAGGCCGTTAGAGATTACCGTCCCGTGTCGGTTGGAATCGAAAGAGGTATTGCTAAACAAGCTGTAATGTCTCCTTTGTTGGACATGCAAAAAAGATATGGAATGTTCTTTAGAGTAGAAGAACTAACCCACGGCAACAAAAAGAAAACAGATCGTGTTATGTGGGCGTTACAAGGACGGTTTGAAAACGGCTACATTACTTTAAACACAGGTGAGTGGAACAGTAGATTTCTTGACCAACTGTTTCAGTTTCCTGATCCTTTAACCCACGATGACTTAGTGGACGCACTAGCGTACATTGACCAGTTAGCTAATGTGGCTTACGACTACGAATACGAAATCGAAGACCACGAAATCTTAGACGTAGTAGCAGGATATTAATATGGCAGAAAAAACATTTAAAGATAAATTTTTTAATGCCTTAGAGCAGTATCAAGCTACAGAAGAAGAGTCTGCCGCTGAGTTTAAAGGTAATGATTTTAGATGGGCAGAAACAAAAATAGGGGACGACTCTCCAACAGGAGCGCCTAAAATTTACATAAACCATCAAAAATTTAAAGATAACCCAGACACTGGACAAAACTATGTTCAAGAAATGTTAATTGGCGAAGGGTTGCATTTAATAAAAGAAATAGATCCAGAAAGAGCAGAAAAACTTTACACAACAGCAGTTAATGATCCTGAAGTTTTAAACTGGTTAAAACAATCATATCGTTATGAACAAGACAGAGGCGAAAAGCGCCCTTTTGAGCAATGGACAAAGCATTCTAGACTAGATCAAATTATTGGTGGTTATTTGTTAGGCGGTAAAAATTCATCAGTACCTACTATGCAGGCGTGGCCTACAGAAAGACTACCGTATGGTACTAAATTTAAAGCGGAAGTAGAAAAGTTAAAGCAAGATTTAGGCTTGAAGTAGGATACTAATATGACTGAACTATATGAACAAGACCCACTTATGGTTGAACAAACAATTGAAGACTGGGTTATTACCAAGTGTGAAGACTGGAGGGATTACTACGAAAGCAACTATGAAGCAAGGTTTGAAGAGTATTATAGATTATGGCGTGGCATATGGGACCCTGCTGACAGTGAGCGCCGCTCTGAGCGTTCCCGTATTATTTCTCCTGCACTTCAGCAAGCTGTTGAATCCAATGTAGCAGAATTAGAAGAAGCCACTTTTGGACGTGGTAAGTGGTTTGATGTTGCTGATAACATGGGCGATACTGAACGTCAAGACGTACTGTTCCTTCGTAATAAATTAACAGAAGACTTTGAAGACTGCATGGTACGTAAAGCAGTCGCAGAGTGTCTTATCAATGCAGCTGTCTTTGGTACAGGCATTGGTGAAATCGTTATTGAAGAAATGAAAGAGATGGCACCAGCTACTCAGCCTGTTATGGGCGGAGACTTACAAGCAGTTGGTGTTAGCATGACAGACCGCGTAAAAGTCAAGCTTAAACCTGTACTTCCTCAGAACTTTCTGATTGATCCTGTAGCAACGTCTGTAGAAGACGCTATGGGTGTTGCTGTCGATGAGTTTGTAAGCCGACACCAAGTAGAACTACTACAAGAACAAGGCGTTTATCGTGACACTTATGTTGGTCCAGCAGCACCCGACACTGACTTAGAGCCAGATCAAGACCTTACTATTTACAACGACGACAAAGTACGACTGACTAAGTACTACGGTCTAGTGCCACGAGAGCTTTTAAAAACCGCTACAAGCGACGATGAAGAAGAACTGGTAGAAGAGGAAGGGTCTGAGTCAAAGTACGTAGAAGCCGTTGTAGTGATTGCTAACGGTGGTATACTTCTTAAGGCCGAAGAAAACCCCTACATGATGCAAGACCGTCCTGTTGTTGCTTTTCCTTGGGACGTAGTACCCGGACGATTCTGGGGTCGTGGTGTATGTGAAAAAGGATATAACAGTCAGAAAGCACTTGACACAGAACTACGCGCACGTATTGACGCACTAAGTCTTACGATCCATCCTATGATGGCTATTGATGCTACTCGTTTACCTCGTGGTGCTAAACCTGAAGTACGTCCGGGTAAGATGATACTAACCAACGGAGACCCTCGTGAAGTACTTCAACCTTTCAACTTTGGTCAAGTTAGTCAAATTACTTTTGCTCAGGCCGGAGCCTTGCAGCAGATGGTACAACAAGCAACAGGAGCCGTTGACTCAGCAGGAATTGCAGGTCAGGTTAACGGCGAGGCTACTGCCGCTGGTATTAGTATGTCTCTTGGCGCTATTATTAAACGTCACAAGCGCACACTAATTAACTTCCAACAGTCATTCCTTATTCCGTTTGTCAAAAAAGCTGCTTATCGTTATATGCAGTTTGATCCTGAGAACTACCCTGTAGCAGACTACAAGTTCAACGCTAGTAGCACTTTGGGCATCATTGCTCGTGAATACGAAGTCACTCAGCTTGTACAGCTACTACAAACTATGGATCGACAGTCACCGCTGTACAACACACTAATTCAAAGCATTATCGACAACATGAACTTGTCTAACCGTGAAGAACTACTTGCGGCTATGCAACAAGCTATGCAGCCTAATCCAGAAGCACAGCAAATGGCTATGGCGGCACAACAAGCACAGTTACAGTTCCAGCAGTCACAGACAGCAGCATTGGCAGCGCAAGCTCAAGAGTCTAACGCACGGGCTACTAAGCTTGCCGCTGAAGCTGTTGCAGTACCGCAAGAGCTTGAAATTGACAAGATCAATGCTATCACACGTAATCTACGTGAAGGTGATCAGGACGACAGAGAGTTTGAACGTCGTATGCGTGTAGCAGAAACACTGCTTAAAGAGCGTGAAGTAAAAGCTAAGGAGCAAGGAAATCAACAAATAGAAAAACGGAACAACGAAACACGTGAAGCTGAACAAATGTTGATGCAACGTCTTAACCAAGAATGAACGTGGACCTTAAACTAGCTGCACTCTACGATAAACTACTGTCTAAGATTCAGGCAGTAGAAGCTATACGTGGAGAAAAAGGCGACAAAGGCGATCCCGGCCCTACAGGTGAAAAAGGACCAAAGGGTGACAAAGGCGATACTGGGCCTGCTGGTATATCTGGTAAAGACGGTGTTGACGGTAAAGACGGCACTGATGGTAAGGACGGAGAAGACGGAGTAGGCGTTCAGGACGCCACAGTGGACTTTGACGGGCATTTAGTGTTGACCCTTACCAATGGTGAGGAAGTAGACGCAGGCTCTGTGAAGGACATTAACGAAGCTCAGGCACCCAATGTGTACAACATCTCTATGGGTAGCATGGCTAGTCGTGCGGATCTCAAGAATGCTACGGCTAAGATTATCTCTAGCAACCACACGACAGGCGGCTCTGAGATTCTTAAGGTTACGTCTGGTGTAGTCATTAACTTAAGGCAGCATCCGCAGGACCGTGAGACAGTTATTGTTAATTGCCGTACAGACGACAGAATAGATATTGTTGGTGAAATTAACATTGTTAACATGTCGTACTATGACGTAGCTCAATACAATGTTGATGAGTTTGGCGCTAGAAGTATTATTGTTGAGCAGGACGACACAACGTTGCACCTAGTGTACATCCAAGAATTTAAAGAGTGGTTAGCAATCTAATGAGTTACATACCACAATCCAGAGCAGATTTAGCTACAGCAGAAGCTTACGAGGTTTCAGGTAGTCATACAACTTCTGGGACTGAAATACTGCGGTGTAGTGCAGACGTAAACATAGTTTTAAACCCAACACCTAAAGATCGTGAAACGGTGATGGTAAAACTAACTACGTCTAATACAGTTAACATTACAGGTGACATAAACATAACGTCGTCATCTTCTTTTTTTAACGTTGCTGAGTACAATGTCGATGAGTTTGGTGGTGCTACAGTAACATTTAACACGCCAGACACTACGGTTATATTAATTTATGTCCGTAAGTTTGGAGAATGGTTCCCTTATAACTGAGGATAAAACATGTTTACAGACCGAGAGTTTCAATCATTACTTAACAAAATGCAACAGATGGTAACGCCTTTGGAAGCCCGTATTCAGGCACTAACAAAGCAAGTAGAGGAATTACAAAATGCCAGCAAAGAAGGACCCAAGACTAGCACGGGCGGGCGTAAGCGCGTACAACAAGCCAAAGCGGACGCCTAATCACCCTAAAAAGTCTCACGTTGTTGTTGCTAAAGAAGGCGACAAAGTTAAAACTATTCGTTTTGGCGAGCAAGGCGCTAAGACAGCAGGTAAGCCTAAAGCAGGTGAGTCTGATCGCATGAAGAAAAAACGAGCATCGTTTAAAGCACGACACGCTAAGAACATTTCTAAAGGTAAAATGTCAGCTGCTTATTGGGCTGATAAGGTAAAGTGGTAGTGAAATAAAACTAACAGCCGTGAGGCTAAAGCACGTCGTGATGACGTTAGGAGAACACAATGCGAAAACTATTAGTAGCAGTATTGCTGCTGTCGTTACAGGCATCAGCAGACACTAAGATTCTCATAGAAAAAGCAGATCAACAGTACGTAGTAATACCAGACTGTGTAATATCTGAAGACGTAACTCAAATAGCAATACAACGACTTAGAGTAGGCGCATCAGTATATATGAGACACAAAGGGCGACGAGTCCGGTGTACGATAGAAGATTTTTACAAACTTAAGAGTTAATTATGGCTAAAGGCGTAAAACATTATAAACGTGACGGCACTGAATACAAAGGCGGTACGCACAAGATGCCTGATGGTTCGTTGCATTCAGGTAAAGCACATGGAAAAACATCTGTAAAACTTTTCCATTTTGAAGATTTGTCTAAGACAGCAAAGGAGAAAGCTATGCCCGGTTATGGAATGAAATCAATGAAGCCTAAAAAGAAAAAGCCTGCATTACCTAAGCGAGGTCAACGCACACTAACTAATCGAAAGAAAAAGAAATAATCATGCCAAAAGCAAAAAGTAAATCACCAACGCCTAAAAACAAAGCACTCTATGCTCGTGTTAAAGCGGAAGCTAAACGTAAGTATAAAGTTTGGCCTAGTGCTTATGCTTCTGGTTGGTTGACTAAAGAGTATAAAAAACGTGGTGGGACTTATGAGTAAACCTAAAGGTGGACTTACTAAGTGGTTTAAAGAAGAGTGGGTAGACGTTAAAACAGGTAAGCCTTGTGGACGCAAGTCAGCCACTAAAAGCAAACGACCTTATCCTTCTTGCAGACCTAAAGCAGTCGCAGCAAAGATGACCAAAGCTGAAAAAGCCTCCTCTGCTCGACGTAAGACAGGACCTAAGGCAATTAAACACGCAGTCACAGCTTCAGGTAGACGTAGAAAGACTACAAGAAAAGCTTGACATCTGTTTAAAAGTATGCTATAATAAAACTATAGTTAACAACTTTAGAGGAAACTATGACTCCTGAGCTTGAAACCTACTTCGACAACTACAACGAACTCTTCAATCACGAAGGTTTCAAACAACTCGTACAAGAGTTATCTAACAATGCAACTCAATTAGCAGACATTCAGACTGTAAAAGACGTAGAAGAACTCTTCTTTCGTAAAGGTCAAGTAGCTGCTTTTGCAACTGTAATTAATCTTCAGGGTACTATAGAAGCTGCCAGAGATCAAGCTGAGGCAGAAGAAGAAGGCCCTGTAGATGTATAAAATTTATGACTTCCGTTGCACAAACGGACATCTCTTTGAAGAATTTGTAAAGAGCGGTACTACAACCAGTAGGTGCGGTTGCGGTGCCAACGCTACAAAAATGGTATCTGCCCCGTCATTTCATCTTGAGGGTGCGTCAGGGGACTTTCCCGGTCGTCACATGAAGTGGGTGAAAGAACACGAAAAAGCAGGTAGAAAAAAGTCTCCACAATGATAACAATCACGGAGTTTAATAATGTCAAGAGCAATGATGATTGATCCACAACCTGAAGAGGAAAACGTGGACGCCATTGAACAAAACGAAGTTAACGAGATTCAACAAGAAGCAACAGCAGAAGTTGAGCAACCTCAAGTAGAAGAACCTAGCTTACCAGATAAGTACCAAGGTAAGTCTTTAGAAGACGTAGTTAAAATGCACCAAGAGGCTGAAAAGCTTTTAGGTCGTCAGTCTTCTGAAGTAGGTGAACTTCGTAAAGTCGTGGATGATTACATTAGTAGTCAAACACAATCAGCACCTCAACCACAGTATGTTGAGCCTGAAGACGATATAGACTATTTTACAGATCCTCAAGCGGCTGTCAACCGTGCAATTGAGAATCATCCTAAGATACGTGAAGCAGAACAGTACACGGCAGATTATAAAAAACAAGCTGCTTTGGCTGCTCTAAGCAATAAACATCCAGATATGCAAGATATCCTTGGCGATCCCAAGTTTGCAGAATGGATCAAAGCTTCCAAGATTAGGACTCAGTTGTTTGTAGCGGCTGACCAACAGTACGATGCTGACTCTGCTGATGAACTGTTTACACTCTGGAAAGAACGTAAAACAGTTGCACAGCAAACTGCCCAAGTTGAAAAACAGGCACGTAAGCAGACACTAAAGGCAGCTAATACAGGCAATGCACGAGGTAGTGCTGAAGGTAGTCGTAAGAAGGTATATCGCAGGGCCGACATTATTAAACTAATGAAAACAGACCCCGAGCGTTATCAAGCATTGTCAGAGGAAATACTGACAGCCTACGCAGAGGGTCGAGTCAAATAATCTAGGAGATTGACATGGCTACTGCAACTTATCCGGGCGCAGCTGGTAATACTGCGAAGACTGAAGCGGCTACTTTTATTCCAGAAATCTGGAGTGATGAAATCATTGCTGCTTACCAAAAGAACCTGAAGATGGCTCCTCTTGTCAAGAAGATCGCAATGTCTGGCAAGAAAGGCGACAAGCTTCACATCCCTAAGCCTGTCCGTGGCGATGCTAACGCTAAAGCTGCTGACACTGCTGTTACTATCATTGCCAACACTGAAGGCGA